ACCATGTAACATAGCAGTATTATCAGTAATTGAAGTACCATATAAAATTCCTGTAACAGAAGCTGAATTTGAATCACAAACTCTTAAACCAGTTAATGAACCTGCTGTTAATGTTGCAACACCATCTGTGAATGAACCACCAGTTACCATCTTAGCAACACCTAAACCACCAGCAACTGTTAAACCTCCTGATGATACACTTGAACTATCAGTTGTTGCTGTAACATTAACATTTGAAGAAGTAACAGCTAATAAATCAGTTCCACCAATATTTAAGTTAACTCCTGTATTTGCTTGAGCACTTAAATAACCAGCTGCATCAGAACTAACGTGTATATTAGAAGTTCTAAATTCAATCTTTTTATTGGAATCCATTAAAATAGATTCGGCACTACCATCAACAGTAAAAATAGTATTATCACTACCTAAATCTTTAAAGATAATGTCTGTATCAGCAGCACCATTATAAACATAACAATTACCACCATTATTAGTAAATTTAGCGAATTGTGTTCCATTATCTTTTAATGATATATCATTACCTTCGGCATCTAATATAATATCACCAGTAACATCTAAAGTTAAATCTCCTCCAGCAATTGTCCATGTAGAAGCAGCTCCTGAGGTATATGTTAAAGCACCACCAGAAACAATAGATAAATCTGTATTATCGCCAGAAATGTATTCCCCAGCTTCCCCAAACATAATTTTTTTACTTGTATTTAATAATAAACCACTATTATGAACATGGGTTAAATTAACCTCACTATCTACACCAAAGTTTAATACTGCAGCATCAGATTTTAATAATAAATTATCTTTAACTTCTGCATGTCCAGCATCAGTTAATCTAAATGTTTCATTACCATCATATTGTCTAAATATTATATCTCTTGCATCTGTTTTACTTTGAATATAAAAATCTCCACTACTATTGAAAATATCTAATCTATTAGTTCCTCCGGTTTTGAGAATAATATTATCACCTGCAGCATCTAAATAAATATCTCCAGAAGCATCTAATGTTATATCTCCAGTATTTTTAAATTCTATTTTACTTGTTTCTGTAGAATATGTTCCATTTGCTGCATATTCATAAAATTTAATTGTACCGTCTGAACCATCGGCATTAAATAAATTTAAAGTATGTAATAAACTTGTCATATTTAATTATATTATATAATATAATTATAAAATTAACTATAAAATTAACTATCATAATTTAACTTTTTTCTAACTATAATACTTATTAAATTCTTCAGTATCCATAATAGGAATATTTAGCTTTGTTGCTTTTTGCATTTTTGAACTTGTATTTGTCTTGTCCTTAACAACTAATATATTTACTTTACTTGAAATTGTATCTACAACCTTTCCATTATGTTGTTCTATCAATCTTACTAAATCCTTATCTCTAAATCCAGACATTACTATATTAATATTTTCTAATTTCGAATATGTTAATTTAGGTTTTTTATTATCTTCATTTTTTTCATTTTTTTCTTTTTTATAAAATATTTGTTTTAATAATTGATTTTCTTCTAAAAACTTACAAAAATTACCTAAATTTTCTACAAATTTTTTACTTGTTTTTGTTTGAAACCCCTCTATATTATTAATATCTTCAATTAACTTTTCTTTATTAATATCTTTATAACATTGAACTATATTTGGATATTCTTGTAATATTTGTTTAATTCTCCTCTCACCAAATCCTTTTCCAAATGAATTAGATGCAGACATTAAAGCGGCAGGAGTTATATTTATGAAATTTTCATTTATACTATTGTATATTTTTTCAGCCATTTTTTCTTTAAAACCTTCTATTGTCAATAATTGTTCTTTTTGAACATTTAAAATTTTATCAATTGTATCCAAATCATTATTTACAAATTTTTCTAATAATCCACGATTAATAAATGAAAATTCTAATTTAGTAAAAAAGTTTATTAATAATTTTAATTTAACTGTTTTATCTGTGCTTGCATTTTTTAATATTGCATCTACACCACTTTCATTCCATTCATATTCTACATTGGGCATTTGTGGTTTAACTTTATTTACAACTTCGTGAATATATGGTATGATTTCTCCAGCCCTAATAACTTTAATCATCGCACCAGTTCCTATACCATTCTCTTTAATAAATTTAGCATTAAATCCTGTAGCCTTTTTTAATATATCTCCTTTATAATTAATTGGTTGATAATGAACAATTGGGATTAATACACCATCTTTACTTGCCTCATATTCAACTTTTAATACTGGAACTTCAAAAATATTTTCATTATATAATTGTTTATATGCAAAAGCATAATCAGGAGTTGATTGTTGTGCTAAACCATGAGGTCCATTATCCTCAACAATTATACCATCAATATCATAAATACTATTTTTTCTTCTTTCATCTAAAATATCAGATAATTTTTCTTTATCCAAAATATCGAATTTTTTATTAAAGGGAACCTTAAAACCCAAATACTTAAGCAATTCAAATTGTTGGGTTTTAGGTAATCTTGGTTCTACAACTTCAAATAACATAAAATCTGCATCAGTTGCTAATTTTTTATCTACTTCTTTTTTAATAACTAAAGCATTTACTATAGAACGACTACCACTTTTAAATCCTTCTTTTTGATATTGTTCGAATTTTTTCTTCTCTAAAATAATTTCACCACGAATTGCAAATGAATTAATTTTTTGCGATAAAAATGAATTTACTTTTTCTTGAATATTATTAGTTGGAATATTAATTAAATATGGTATTAAATGACTAATATCTCTTCCGTAATCGTGAGATCCTCTAGTAAACATTTTAACATTATTATTTTTAAAATACAACATTCCAGAAGTTCCATCTAATTTATCACTTACTACATAAGGTCCTTTGTATTTTTTAAACCAATTTAGAATATTATTTTCATTTGGTTTTAATTTTTTCATACTAGCCATATAAAAAGGTAATTTAACCTTATTTTTCTTAGGTATAGAACCAACTTCATTTAATATAGAACTTTTAGGAAAATGTTCTTCAAGATAATCTTTAATTACATCATATAGGGAATCTCCCAATAAACTTTCATCATTATAATATAAATGATTTAAATACAATATTAATTCTTCTAATTCTTCTTGAGACATACTTGAAATTTCATTAATAGTATTATTAATTAATTTATTTTTTAAATCTTCATTATTTTCATATCTTTTTATCAAAAGCTTCATTTTGGATACCATCTGAACTACTTAATTATATTATAATATAATTAAATATTTTAATTTATTTTCAATTTTTTAATTAATTATTTTTATATAGAAATTCACATTATATAAGTAATTATTTTTATATTATTATATTATTTAAGTAATAATTTAATGGCTGACTTTTCAACCGAGGAAAAAGCCAATTTACTTTTAAAAAAATACTTTAATAAAAGTTCCACATTAAATACAACACCGTATTTTCAAGAAAACCCTATATATAATTCTAGAAAAGCTGTATTCAATTCACAGATTTGGGCTCAGTCGGCAACTATTCCTACAACAGCCCCAAATGGTGGAACTAGTGATACTTCTGGAACAGATGATAATAGCTCAACTTTAGATGGTTCTGCTGTTGGTAAAACAATCACTGTTAGTAGTATTAATTTATTGAAAAAATATATCCGTTTACAACTACAAGAGGTTCCTGGTAGTAGTGGAACAGCTTTTTATTATCCCGATTCGGGAAATAATAACGCTAGTTTACTTAAAAATACAATACCTTTTGATTTTGATCCATCTGGTGGAAGTTATGAATATAAACTTTATAAACATGGATCAAGTAATACTGTAATTAATTTTGGAGAAGGTGAATGGGTTTTAGATCCTGATACCGGTATTTTGACTTTTTATCAAATTTCAGGAGTAAGTGGCGTGAGTTCAAGTCAACCTCCTAAGATCTCTTTTTATAAATATATTGGAACTTTTGGTGCAAGTGGAGGTGGTGGTGGAGGTGGTTCTGCAGAAAAAATTAATGAAGGTAATGCTAAAATAGAATGTTTTGAAACTACAAATAATGACTATATTACCTTTGAAACTTCGGGAGATTCCTCGAATCATGAAAGAATGCGTATAGACAAGGATGGTAATATAGGTATTGGAATTACCACACCATTTAATAAATTAGATGTAAATGGAACTATTAAAGCCACAGGTTCACTTACTGACGGTATTACATCATTATTTCACGGTTCAATTACTGGGGTTAAATCTTTTCAATTAATTGAAGGTGCTAGTGCTAATAAAATATTAACATCCGATGCAAATGGTAATGCAACATGGCAAACAAATTCAGGTGGAGGTGGAGGTGGAAGTGGGGATAAAATAACTGAAGGAAATACAGAAGTTGAAACAGTAGATACAGGGTCTGATGGTCATATAAAGTTTACAACAGAAGGATCAGAAAGAATACGTATAGATAAAGTTGGTAATGTTGGTATTGGACTAACTTCTCCTTTTCATAAACTTGAAGTAAGTGGAACTATTAAAGCCACAGGTTCATTTACTGATGGTATTACATCATTATTTCATGGTTCAATTACTGGAGTTAAATCTTTTCAATTAATTGAAGGTGCTAGTGCTAATAAAATATTAACATCAGATGCAAATGGTAATGCAACATGGCAAACAAATTCAGGAGGAGGTGGAAGTAGTGATAAAATAACTGAAGGAAATACAGAAGTTGAAACAGTGGATACTGGTTCTGATGGTCATATCAAGTTTACAACAGAAGGATCAGAAAGAATCCGTATAGACAAAGTTGGTAATGTTGGTATTGGAATAACTTCTCCTTTTCATAAACTTGAAGTAAATGGAACTATTAAAGCTACAGGGTCTTTTACAGATGGTATTTTATCTATATATAATGGATCTATTACCGGAGCTAAAAATATACAACTAACACCTGGTGCTGGTTCAAATAAAGTATTAACTTCTGATGCGAATGGATATGCTGTATGGAAAACTTTAGATGATTTAAATTATGGTAGTGGCTCAAATAATGAAGGTGTAACTGGTAGTTTATCCTCAGCAACTATATGGGCAGTTTCTAATACTAGTAATCAAGAACAACTAATTGTTGATAATAGTGGTAGAGTAGGTATAGGAAACCTTAATCCATATAATAGACTTGAAGTTAATGGGACTATTAAAGCAACTGGTTCTTTTACTGATGGAACTTTGTCATTATATCATGGTTCTATTACTGGAACAAAATCTTTCCAATTAGTCACAGGAGCCTCTTCTAACAAAGTTTTAACATCTGATGCAAATGGAAATGCTACATGGCAAAATACATCTATTGGTAATTCAATTTCAGGAGGTTATGCTAAAATTGATATTAATGATGGAACAAATGATGATTATTTAAAATTTTTTACTTCGGGAGATAATTCATATCATGAAAGAATGAGAATTGATAAAGATGGAAATATTGGAATAGGAGTTTCAGATCCTGACCAAAAACTTGAATTAAAAGGAATGTTTCATATAAGTGAAGAACAAAGTTCAACACCTAATGCTCCTGGAAATAATGATGGGGGATTAATATATGTTAAAAATAATGGTAATTTATATTTTTCAAGTAATGATGTTCCTGAATTTAATTTAACATCTACATCTGGGGGCACAGGTTCTATTACTGCTTTATATATAAATGCACCTGTTATTACTGATGGAACTACTACAATTAATAATGGTTCGATTACAGATTTATTATTTTTAGATACACAAATATCTTCTGTTACTACTTCAATGTATTCAGGTTCTATTACCACTTGTAAATTTACCGATGGAACAATTACTATTAATGCAGGAACATTATCATGTTCTGGAGATAAAGGTTTTATTGAGGCTAATATTGGTTCTTTTACTAATCTATATACTCATGATCTTTTTGTCACAGATGATATGATTGTAAATGGTAATACTACATATTTAAATACATCACAAACTAGTTTTGAAGACGAATTAATATCATTAGGAGCTACTGATGGAAGATCTATTGCTTCACTTTCTACTAATAGATTAATTATATATTGTGAAACAGATGTTCCAAATACTTATAATTCTTCGTCATATGCACTACTTATGCAAGATAATGGAACTAAAGAAATTATTGGGATATCTAGTTCAACTGGAAATAGAATAACTTTGAGTAGTGCTGCAAATGCTAATACGCAATTTGTTTCATTAATATCTACGGAAACAATAGCTGATGGTTCCGGTATTGAAATTTTAGCTAGGGACGGAGGAAATTCAAGAATAAAAAAATTTCAATATATTCATGATAATACAAATCCTACTATGGAGGTAAAATCAGATGGTGCTTCTTTAGATTTACGATTAACAAATCTTTCTGCAACTAATGCAATATCATACTACTCAATTTATGATAAAGATAATTCAAATAATAATAAACATAAAAAACTATTAACATCAGATGCTCTCTATTTAAATACTACAGATACCGGAACAATAACAGGGGGAAATGAAAAAACAGCTATTTATTTATCAAAAAATGGAGGTGAAAGTGATGCTAATGGTGATTGGAGATTTAAAGTTGATGGTTCTTCTACATCTCAAACTGTTATAATGCAACAATTTAACGGTTCATCATGGCTTACAAGATGGACTATTGATTAATTTATATAAAAAATATGATATGTTTTATATTTTTATAATTTTGATTATAAAAATATTATTATATTATTATTTTATTAATTTAGTTATTACTTGGGGCAAGAGCTAATTTAATTTCTCCTAAATTTGCAACTTGATACCTCATAATTAAAGGAAAATTATTTTTAAAATATAATTCAATTTGTGGACATAGGTTATTACATTTTGTAAATAAAACTAAATATTTAAGAGGAAATACACCTTGCACTATTTCTGATGGAGCACTCTTTTTTCCAAAACTTAAACCAGTATTATTTTCTGTTATAATTTTTTTATAATTTGCAAATTCACCAGAACAAGATATTATTATTTGATTATCAATAGATTTAAGTTCCATTTTATTAGCAATTGCAATCATATCTCTACAATATTTTGCAAAATCAGATGTTGGAATTGTAATTACACTACTAAATTCTTCCGCTGGTAATTCTAAATCATCTTCATTTAAATCCATTAATGATAAATAAGAAATCGTAACAGAATTCTTCTTTTCACTTTCTATTTTAATACCTAATTCATCTTGATTATCTTCTTCAATAAATAATGTTAATATTTCACCATTATCCATTGTTCTTATAATTTTAAATAAATATGTTATATTTAATCCAATTACTAATCGTTTGTCACATTTATAATTCTCAAATTTTGAACCTTCTAACTTGCAACAAACCAAATATGAATGACTGGAATCCATACTCATAATTTTTATACCTTTATCATCACATTCTAAATTAGCCTCATTTAATAAATCTTTCAAACTTTCTGCTAAATTTTTAAATGGTCCGGTTTGAATTGTTTGAGCTTCAAAAATAGTTCCACCCATTACGTATAATAAAAGGTTAAAATTATCTCTTTATATTATTTTAAGTAGTGCGTTTAATTTTTAGGAAAATATATTTGTAATGGAATTTGTAGATATTGTAAAATCGTGTCACTTATATTTTCATCGCGGAAATAAAAATTCATATCTAAATATTTTTCTTTTTCTAAATATGTAATACTAAACCAGTGTATTTTTTTATTTTGATTTAATTCAAGGATTTTAATTACATTTTCATATAAATTATTTTTATAATTAAATATTTCGCCTGTTATTTTATTTAAAGTATCAATAAAATTTTTGTTTATTATAATAGGGGTCTTTAATGATATATGTAAACTATCAACTACTTTATTTTTAGTATGATTATATGTTTTTGTTCTAGATAAAACTGTTTTTATATTATCTTCATCTATTAAATCAAATATCATTTTAGAAAAATGTTTGTTATAAGTTTTATCAATATAGAAAATTGTTTTTAAATAATCAAAATAACTAGATTCATTATATAGACGATATTTATTATATATGTAGTTAAATTTATTCCATTCGTAACTGTGAATTTTATAATCATTTGTGTCAAAATATATTTTATTATTATTTTCATAATTATCAAAACCAATTATTACATCCCCATAATTTAAAAAATTTTTATCACCGGATAATGATTCTAATTTATCTAATATTATAGCTTTCAAATCTAAAGCATCTGGATCTGAATTATCAAATTGTAATGCATCATCAAATATATAATCAGTTAGTAAATCAAAATATATAGAATTAAATAATTTAAATTCAATTGGTAATATGTATCTTGAACTATTGAAATAATTATCTGTTATTTTAAATGATAATTCAGGTATTAAATATGTTTTCTTTTCTAATATTTTATTTTGATAATCTACTATTTTTTTGTAAATTTTAGTATCAATATTATTTAATTCTAAAAATTCTATTTGTTTTTTATTTTCCAATCTAAATAGGGTTGGATATATAATTTGATATATTATAAAAAATATTGATATTGTAATAGAAAAGAGTTTAAAATAATACATTTTAGTTATTATTATATAATAATAACTAAATATGACAATATTAACGAAAGGTCAAAAAATATTTATGCATGTTAATGCTTTGCAAGATTTTATAAAAAAATCAGATAATATAGAGTTAAAAGACAATGATCCAGAAGCATATGAAGAAAAAATTACCACTAAATTTAAACAATTAAAAGAAAGATATGAAATAATATACAATATGGCTTCTAGTAAAGTTTTTGATGCAAAAGATTATGCAATATTGAAAATGATGTTAGATAAAAAAGATCGTATAGATTGTAATGAAGTATCAGAAGAACAAGCTAGTAAAGAAATAGGACAAAATCTATATAATACTTATGTTAGTCATCTAATAGACGAAGATAAAGAAAATGAAGATAAGAAAGAATAATTTTATAAATTAAATATAATTATATTATAATATAATTATGGATAATATATCTGATAATACAAAAAATATTAATAATGTTTCTGGTAATGTATCTAGTAATGTTTCTAGTAATGTTTCTAGTAATGTTTCTGGTAATGTAAATAAAGCAAATGACAGTAATATATTTAAAGGAATGGCGGTTTTTAGTTTCCTTACTGTTATTGGATTTATTATTATGTTTATTATCAAAAAAATAAAAAATAGAAAAAAAAATACAAATACTACAGATAATAAACAACCTTCAGCTCTACCAGAAAATACACAAAATTTATCTAATCAACAAAATCCAATAAATATACAAGAACAACAACAAAAACAAAATCAAACTAATAATGTAAATAATGGAAATAAAAAAATATTAAATAAAGAAAAATTTAATGAAATAGGTAAGAGTTTACTTTCTAAACTTAAAGATGATCCTATTAGATTTTTATTTAGAAAAATATTATTTAGACCTGCATTCGCAACTATATTTGTATTAGATTTTATGTTTAAAAAAGGATTTTTAGGGGAAAAACTAAAAAATAAATATATTGAAAAAACAAAAAATTTAATACAAAATAATCAATCTAATACAACTTTAATTAATAGTCAAATTAATAAAAATAATAAAACTATTGGAGGTTCTATACAAGATAATAACCCTAATGAAAAAACTAATGAAAAAACTAATGAAAAAACTAATGAAAAAATTAATGAAAAAACTAATGAAAAAACTAATGAAATATCTAATGAAACAGATAATTTACCAGAATATAATATTAAAGAGTATTTTAAAGAAAAATTTTTATACCATCCAGAAGTTAAAACACCTATATATATGATTTACATAATATCATTACTTACTGGTTTTACTGGTGTTGCATATCCTGTTATTTTATTAAATATTATTAGTTTTTTTATATTCTTCGTTTTTTGGAATAAAAATGGAAATATATCATTAAATGTTTTTGCTATTAGAAAATTTTATATTTTCTTTGTAGGATTTTCTGTATTCTGCTTTTTCAATTGGTTATATATGGGGATATATTATGAATATTTAATTCAAAAACATTTTTATCAAAAATCTTTAAAAATTTATCAAGATAGATGTGGATATGATTTAATGAATAGTGAATTCATGAATTATTTATTAAATTATACTGGAGATAGAGTAAATGATGATGATGTCGGTGGTTCAAAATTTAAATTATTTAGTTTAATTAAAAATACAATATTCAAAGATACTAGTATCGATGAATTTAAAAATATTTACTTAGATAAAGTTTCTAATGAATATGATGGTATGGGTAAATATAAAGTAACTGGAATCAGTGCTGATGATTTAACTGCAGATTTAAAATCAACAAATAATGTTAAAATCAATTCTATTTTAAGTAATTTTAGAATAAATGTAATAAATGATAATAATATACAAAAACCAGCTATATTTTATGAAACTGGAAATAAAACAGAACAAGTTCTTATAGAAAATATTACAGACAATTCTTTAAATAATGCATATTCAGAAGATGAAATTAAACATTATTTTACAATTGCTAAACATATACATTATTTTTATGAACAAATCAAAGAAAGAAAAAATGAATTTAATAATGAAATAAATAAATATCAAAGTCTTAGATGGATTAGTTTCTATCCATATCAATCTTTCTATTATACTGTAACAACTGCTTCAACTATCGGTTTTGGAGATATTTCACCTGTAGGTTCATTACCAAAGATGAATTTTATTATGTTCGCTTTATTTGTAGTTATATTTTTAGCATATGAAATTATTAATGTTTCTGAGGAATGATTTAAATAATTATGATTAATGAAAATATATAAATAAAGGATTAATATTAAGTTAGTTTAATATTAATGAATTTTAGTGATAAATATTTAATAGGAATAACTGCTTTTTTATCTACAAGTTTCTGGTTATGCTACTTTATAACATATCCTGAAACACATGTTCATGAAAATTTACATTGTTTAGGATGTAAGCTTTCTTATTCTAATTCTACTTGTATTTTTGATTATAATATGTTTGATATGAATAATCCATCTACCTTACTATGTACTCATATTGATTATAGTAAAAAAACGTGTGTTAATAAATCTATAGGTGATAAATATGCAAGGATATTAGTATCATTATTACCTTATTTTAGTTTTAATATATATATATATTTTAGTTTATTATTAGTCTTGATTAATTTACATTACAATTATAGTATATTAATATTTGTATTTACAGATCCTTTATTATTTATGTGTTCTATATTAAGTATATTTTTTTTACCATTAAAAGATCATATTCATGATTTCAAGAATATGAGTAAACATATAGATAATTGGGAATTAACGAATATATATTTTATAACTATTATGTTAAATGCATTTCAATGTTTATTATTTTTATGTATAGAAATAAAAAATTTCCCAGAAATATTTATTATTTATAAAATAAAAAAAATAATTGGGGGTAATGGGTTACTTAAAAAGTTGTTCAAAATTTTTAACTCAAAATCATTTGATACATTAGAAGTTGATAACTATCATATTATTATTTTATTAAGAGACAACTACTATGATGATAATAATAGATATAAGAAAATATACTTTTGTTTTATAAAAACTCGTATGATATTAGTTAATATTTTATCTAATTATATTGTGTCTTTTACATTTATGTTATTATTTTTATTTAATGACTGTTTAGGTATAAATAATTATTATATTTCAATAATTTATATTTTGAATCTTTTAATTAAAGCATATAATTGTTTTTATCAGAGTTTATATATTAAAACTTCAAAAAACTATTACTTTTACATTGCAGAGATTTTACCTATTATATTTATAAATACCACAGCTGGATTTTATTATTTTTATTTTATTAATTTTTGTAAATTGTTTTTTATTTTATATTATGTAAGATTGTAATATATCTAAATATAATTTAATAATAAGTTATTAAACATATTATTATGAGTGATATACAACTTGCATCTAAATCTCATATTGACGAATATTTAACCGAAGATCCTGAAATTAGTTTTTTTAGACCTAATTATAAACGATTTTCCAATTTTTCTACTGAATCAGTTAAATTAAATATAGAAGGAACAAAAAATTTTGGTGGTCAAAATTTTATTAAATTATACCGTGATTATGATATGGTAAATAGAATATATTTAGAAGTTACATTACCATCTATTAATGCTAAAAATAACGGTAATGTTTGGGTTCCTAATGTAGGACATGCTTTAATTAAAGAATCGGGACTTATTATTGGAGGTAAATTAATAGATAAACATAATAGCGATTGGATGGAAATATACAATAATATATCTATGATTGACTCTAAAAAAGATGGATATACGGCGATGGTTTCACAAACAGCAACATGTACAGGAACATTTTCAGGAAGTATAACCCAAGATTCAGGATTAAATATTATTACTGCAGGACAAAATACTTTAAAACATGGTTCGATAACACAAGCTAATGTAGATATATTTAAAACAGGAATTTCATCTGTTGATAATTATAAAATTGTCGTATCAGAAAATCAAGGAAAATTTACGTCTTGTTCATTCACAAGCAGCACATCTTTTAGAACTACTACTGGAAATATTCCGTCATCGAATGGTTCAATTACTACAATTACACTTTTAGATAGTTCTGGAAATAATATCAAAAATTATGATAATACAAATAGTGTTATTACTTTATCATTTAATGAAACTTTTAATATAGATATAGATTTTAATGGATCTGTATTGGGTAGTAGAACTATTCCATCTAAAACTTTATATATTCCATTCATATTTTTCTTTAATAAATTTGTAAACCATTCATTACCAATTGTAGCATTACAATATCACGATGTTCAACTTAAATATATACTCGAAGATATAACAAATTTAGTTAATAATAATGCATATTATACAGGATTACTACCTGATAGTTTAGATATTAAAGCTTATGGAGATTATGTTGTCTTAAATGAAGAAGAAAGAAAGAAAAATTATTTTAATCCGCATTATATGAATATTGAATATTTACAACATTTTGGGGAATTAAAAATAGATTCTGGTATTCATCATCAATTTAATATTCCATTTCATAATTGCATTAAAGAAATATTTGTTGTTGCAATTAAAGATGATAATACTTTTGGAGATTACTCTGTTAGTAATTCTGCACCAATTGAAACAATTGAATTTTTATGTAATGGTTTACCACGATTAAAAAATACTGATTCGACATATTTTAATACTGTTCAAAAATATCAACATCATACATCTTCTAATCCAAATAAATTTATATATAGTTATTCATTTGCTTTAAATCCAGAAAAAGAAATATCGACTGGAACATATAACTTTACTGCTATTGATAATTTTAAAATAAAAGTTAAAATGAATTCAAATTTTGGAAGCGGAAAATTAATGGTTTATGCTACTGCATTTAATAGATTATTAATTCAACATGGAATAACAGATATAAAATTTAGGTTTTAATTTATTTTATTATGAATATACCGTTTACTGAAAAATTCAGACCCACTAACTTTGACGAAATTTATAATAATAATAATATTGATATTATACTTAATAATTGTTTAAAAGAAAAAGATATACCCCATTTTCTATTTCACGGTAATAGTGGAAACGGTAAAACAACTTCCGTAAAAACATTTATAAATAAATTATATGGAACTCAAAATCATCATAATATATTATATCTAAATGCAAGCGATGATAGAGGTATCAATATTGTTAGAGAAAAAATAAAAACATTTTCAAAATTAAGTACAACTAATAATGAAATTAAAATTATTATATTAGATGAAGCAGATAATATGACTTATGATGCTCAATCAGCATTAAGAAGAATAATGGAAATATATTGTAAAAATACAAGATTTATAATAATTTGTAATTTTGTAAATAAAATTATCGAACCAATTATTTCAAGATGTTGTAAAGTTAAATTTAATTCTCTAACTGATGAACAAATAGAAAAAATAATAGATAAAGTTGAAAATGAAATGAAATTTAAGATGAATGATGTTATCAAAAATTATATTATAAATGAAACAAACGGTGATGCAAGAAAAACATTAAATATTATTGAATGTTTGTATCAAATATATTATAAAGAATATAATGAAATTAATGTAATTAATAATGATGATATATTAAATATATTAAATAATCTTACTGGTAATATAGATAATGAAAATTTCTCTAAATTTATTAATAATATTGAAAATACTAGCGGAGAAAATTTATCAAATTTAGTTAGAGATTTTATTAATCAAAGTTATGATACAAATAAAATTATAAAAAAATTTATAAAATATATTTTTAATATGAATATTAATAATGAAATTAAAAATAATATTATTTCAAAATTTAATAATTTATTACGAAAAATTTATGAAGGAACACCAGAGGAATTTGCAATAAGAAATGTTATATATCAATATAAATACTTATACAGTAATTATCTTAAATAATTAATTATTTAATATTTTAGAAAATTAGTAATTTTCCAAAATTTTTTTCTTAAGCTATTATATAAACAAAAAATGGGTGGAGGTTTAATGCAATTAGTCGCTTATGGCGCTCAAGATATTTACTTAACTGGTAATCCTCAAATTACCTTCTTCAAAGTTGTCTACAGAAGACACACCAATTTCTCTATGGAATCTATCGAACAAACCTTCAGTGGTACCGCAGATTTCGGCAAGAGAGTAACTGCAACTATCTCCAGAAATGGTGATTTAGTCCACAGAATGTGGTTACAAGCAACTGTTCCAGCAGTAGCTGTTAGTTCTGGTAATCAAGCAGCTCCTTGGCAATCAAATGTAGGACATAGATTAGTCAAAAGCGCAGAAGTAGAAGTAGGAGGTCAAAGATTAGATAAACACTATGCTGATTGGTTAGAAGTATGGTCTCAATTAACTGTCCCATCTGAAAAAACCGCAGGATACGAAGCAATGATCGATCAAACAGAAAATGATACTGTTGTATATGCTGCTGTATCAACAGTTGATTCAGGAAAAGATATTGGAACTAGTGGAACTGTTACTATTACTAATACTGATAAAGATTTAGGTATTGGTGCATATTCAATTACATTTACTTGTAAAGCAAGTAATAAAATTGCATCAGTTGGTGCATGCACATTTGCTGGTTCTGCAATTTCTAATGTTGGTGGTTCTGGTTCAACAACAACAATTGCTGGAAATGAATTATCTTTTACTGTTAATTTAAAAGGAACTACAAATAATGGAAATAATGAAGTATTAAAAACTGCATTAAATAATGGCGGTAGTGCATCAATAATTACTATTTCAAATTCATCAAACAACGCAATGATTGCATTTAATGGAGCAGTAACTGGTGATATAACTGGTGCTGTTGCAGCAAAACAATTACATGTTCCATTACAATTTTGGTTCTGCAGAAACCCAGGTTGCGCATTACCTTTAATTGCTTTACAATACCACGAAGTCAAAGTAAACTTAGAATTTGAATCTTTTGCTAACTGTAAATCATCAGCAGTATCTACCGCATCTGCATCTTTATCTGGTGTATCTTTATGGGTAGACTACGTTTACTTAGATACTGACGAAAGAAGAAGATTCGCCCAAGTATCTCACGAATACTTAATTGAACAAGTTCAATTCACTGGTGATGAAGCCGGTAAAACTACTGCTTCATTAAGATTAAACTTCAATCATCCTGTTAAAGAATTAGTATGGGTAGGAACTACTGCAAATGCAGGTGTATACAGTGCCAATTTATCTAATGCTAAATTACAATTAAACGGTCATGATCGTTTTGCACAAAGACCAGGTGATTACTTCAACAAAGTTCAACCATACCAACACCACACAAACATCCCATCTGGTAATGTCCATGTCTACTCTTTTGCCTTAAAACCAGAAGAACACCAACCATCAGGAACATGCAACTTCTCCAGAATCGATAATGCAACTTTACAACAAACTTGGAGCTCAGCACCAACCAAAATCAAAGTATTTGCAGTCAACTACAACGTATTAAGAGTTATGTCTGGTATGGGTGGTTTAGCTTACTCTAACTAAATAATTTATTTAATATTTTATTTTATTTTTTTTAATAAAAAAATTGAACTTTTTTTTATTTGAAATTATTTATTTATTACCCATGTATCATCAACGAGAGGGAAACAATTATAATAATAAACAATCAAATACTTGTTGTATTTGTGAAAAAACTTTGAATAAAAAAGAAATTCCTGACAAGATGTGTACAGATTGTTATCTGGACATGGAGGAGAGGAGAAACCTTAGTCATCATGAAGAGGAATACATAAGTGATTCTTATGATGCTCAAATAGATGAATTTAATAACATGACTTCACAGGAATGGGAAGATTACGTAAATGAAAATGTTTGTCCTCAAGGAAAAAAATTTGTTTACGTAACAAAACCATATCATGGAAATGAAGAGGAATCGTATTGTATGTTCTATTCCTCTTGTTCATATTGCGGGAATAAAGAAGAATGCTGTGATTGTGAGATGTGTGATGTTTGCGATATGATTCAACAGTGCTGTCATTGTGAATAAACTTTATTTAAAAAATGAAGTTTATTTTTTTAATAAATATTAAAAATTTTTATTAAAAATTAATATTTTACTAAATATTAATTAATCAATTCTTTCTCCAAACTTCTTAGGACATTCATAATTATATTTGAATGGTGTATCTACTTTCCTGTATTGGTGTAGATAATGAACAAATACTTTTCTGTATTGTTCTACAAACTCTGGATTATTGAAATCCTTCTGGTGTTCTGTTGTAGGAACAATGACACGTCTTTTTCCATTCGCTGCACATGCAGGAACAATTACATTATTAACAAATCTTTTCAATGCAGAATGACTAGACATTATACTATTTTTAAATTATTAAATCATAAATTCTTCAATTTTTTATTAACAAATTCATATGTATAAAAATATACCATCATTCCAGGAATAGTTCTTAGAGTTCGTAGTGTTGCTCCTCTATAAAATGATGCAATACCTTCATTTTTATACATTTTTTTATAACAATCTAATACTCCACTATATTTTTTATCATAATTACTTTGTAATCTTGTTTGAACTGAATCTACAGGATTATTCAGTAATGAAGCTAAACTACCTGCTGTACCTCCTATAATAGCACCATCGATTGGTTTTTTCTCATAATTTTTATTAAATTTTTGTTTTGTATTTAAATAATATTCCATAATAGATGCATATAAGAAAAATCTAGTTCCTTGACTTAAACATTCTTTCATAACCCCATTAGTAGCACCATTATAATATGATTTAAACCCTACATTTTTGATGAACTGTTTATTTAATTCATAAAAACTAATTTTGGAATTTTTATTAGAATTAAATAAACTTATACGATATACTTTTAAATTTTCAGCTGGAACACCAACTAATAATCCACTAGTAAATCCAGCTGTTAATCCCCCCAATAAATAACTTGTTTTAGATGAAAAATAATTTTTATACAAATGACTCGAAGATTCAAATACAGTAAATTGAATTGCAGTTCTTGGAATATTAAAATATAATAAATTACTTAATCCTTTATAAAATCCAAATAATCCTTGTTTTTGAAATGTATTTTTAGCAATTTGAGGAATATTTTTGTTTTGATTTGTTTTCAATTGTTGTTGTGTTTTAACATATTCACTTGGATAAATTGATATTAATGAAGCTGGTCCAGCTAATGCTCCAGATAAAAGGTTTATGTAAATTTGATTACCCGAATAGTTCATTTAATAATAATAATATGTATATTTTATGTTATAATCAATTTTATAATATATGATAAAAATCACAAGTTAAAAGTTAAAGTTAAGTATTTTATTCTATTATAAGATGGAAGTATTAAATAATTTTTATCAATACGATTATAAAACATATATTGTTGAAATTCAAAATAACTTTTTAAATTTAATTAATACAGGATTAAATTTAAAAATTAATAGTAATAATAATCTTTTATTATTAATAGTATCTTTAATAACATTATATCTATTTATTACTCTTGGTATTGCTTTTATTAAGAAAATTGTTGAATTTAATGTTTTACTATTTATTAGTGTATTTATTATGAACTTTTTTATGTACCATGAATCACCACCAAAAGAAGTTATAAAAGAAGCTGAAGGATTTTGGAATAGAGTTTTTGGTTAATAATTCTATTTACTAAATATAAAATAATTATTTTATATTTATTAATATTACATGAGTGAAACCGAATATAAAAAATTTGATACAGGAGATGTTCGAAAATCAATTGGAGAGATAAAAGATGTTATGGTAGATAGTATTTCTAAACTATTTGAAAGAGGAGAAAAATTAGATACAATTGTAGATAAAACAGATGATTTACAAAGAGAATCGGTAGAATTTAAAAAGAAAAGTAATACTCTTATGAAAAAAATGAAATATAAAAATATTGTATGTATTTTTCTTATAATTTTGGTAATTATAATTATTGCATTGATAATAATTTTTGTATTATGTGGTTTTGATATGAAACAATGTAAGAAATAATTATAACTAATTTATATTATAACAAATTTGTTTTTCTTCATTACATTGTCTTAACCCATCTTTACAAAAAGGTTTTTTTTTTCTTTCTTTTTCAAGATCTTCATATTTTTTTAAAAATTCTGATAACTTACATTTAACCTTATTAATTTTATCTTTAGTATCATTGGTATTGTTATTATCAAGATCAATAATAAAATAATCTTCATTTTCTTTGTGTTCTACACCTTTTTCTAAATTTTCATTAAAATGAAAAATAACTCTATTAACTTTTTGATTTGGTTTTATTTTTTTTTCTATTTCATAATTTTCTAATTTACAACATATATTTTTTAATAATTCTAAATATAATTTATATGTTTTACATAAATCACTATCTAAACTATTATAAACATTTGGAATTCTAGGAGCAACGATATCTTTTGAATTTTTATTTGATTTATTTTCTTTTCCATTCAAATCTTCAACAAATTTATTTAAAGCTTCTAATCCTCTCTTATTATTTCTTTCATATAATGTTTTATAATGCACAACAGAAAATGCAATAATTACTTTTAAATTATTTCCTCCTGAAGATAATGATTTATTATTATTATTAGAAGAAAATGATTTATTATTATTATTATTAGAAGATAATTTTTCAATAACATTTTTTATTATTTTTTCTACCATTATTATAATATTATGATTTATTTCATATTGTTTTTTAAATGCTTGTTTATTATAATCTAAAATCCATGAATCTATATTTTTACCTGTTGATTCGTAAATAAATATTGGTTTATTATTTAGTACATTTTTAACACTTTCATAATCAACTACAACATCACATTTCATTGTAAATTTAATAGGTAATTTTATAAATTCTCTGATTTCTTTTTCATATTTTTTACATCCTTCTTTTTTTCTTGAATAAAAATAAATATCACTTTCTAATTCTTTAATATTTTTTTTTATTATATTAATTATTTCTTCATCATTTTTACATTTTATATATTCATTATTTTTACATTTTTTAATAATACAATGTTTTATTAAAAAATTTTTTACTTTATCAACATATTGTTCATCTTTTTGAACTATATTATCTATTGACATTTCATATTTATCTTCTTCATGTATTTCTTCTATATTTTCCATTTTTTCTACTTCATTAAGAGCATATTTTTGTAATTTTGTTTTACCAGAACCTGTAGGTCCTAATGTATAAATTAAATATCTATTTTTATATGTATGATTATTGTTATTATTACTCATAATATATATATATATATATATATATATATAATATAATAGATTATTAGATATCTAAAGACTTTATAAATTTTTTTAATTTTAATAATTCTTGTTGTTGTTTATCAATTAATTCATTTTGTGATTTAATTGTTTCACGTTGGGTTTTTAAACTCTTTTGAATTTTAATATCGTCGGGAGTAATTCTACGGAAAAAATGTGTTTTTACTATTTTATCATCTTTATTTGGATAACCTTTTTGAACACTCCAGTTTATAGGTTTACGAGGATTTTGTGGTAATTCATTACTTAAAACAACATATTCTTCTCCTTTGACTTTTAATAAACCTCCGGGATAATATTGTTGCTTTCCATCTCTAAAGGCAATATATCTTATGTGGGTATTTATTGGAACATCATTAATATCATCTACTTCTTCATAATTTTCTAAAGCTTTAATAATATCATCTTTTGTTAATTTTTGTCTTTTAGTTACTTTAGGTTTAACATATTTTTTATCTTGTGATATGTTTATAGTTTCTTTTTCTTGGGGATTTTTCTTATTGGAACTCATTATATATACTATTAATAATAAAAATTGAATTTAAATATTTAAAAATAAATTATTTTATTATTTTCATAATGGAATATGATATATACATTTCTTCAGTAAATAATATATTGAAAAAGTATAAAAAAAGAAGCACATTAATGAAAAAAATTCATGATGAAACTATCGACTTTTACGTAAATAGTTTAAAATATAATGAAAAAAATAACAATATTTCTGATTTAAATCAAAATATACCAATTCCTGAATATAATAATTATAAAATAAAAAAAAATAAAGTTGATAATAAATCGATTAATACTAAAAATATAGGTACAAGAGATGTATGTTGTGCTCTAGAATGGAGTCCAAAGGGAGAACAAAATAGATGTCCTAGAAATAAAGAAAATGATAATGATTTTTGTAGTTTACATCTTAATTATCGTCCTTATGGGGTTTGTGAATAAAATAAATATAATATAATCCTTGAAGAAAACAATCTGCAAGATCGTCTTTCTTTTTAGCACTATTAAAAATATCTTGAAAATCAGGATATTTTTCTAATAAATTTTTTGTATATTCAACTGCTAAACTTTTTGTTAATTTATATTTTGTTTTAGAAGTACTTCCTTTTAAAACGCTAATTGAATTATCTTTTTCCATTTTTAATTTATTACTTGGGTTAATATATTTTATTGCTTGTATAATACTATTTGTTCTTTCTTTGTCTACAATACCGCGACATAAGAAGTAATTATATAATGATTCTGATATAGTTTTCATTCTTGGATTTCTTAAAACAGGTTGATTTTCAATAATTACATAATCTACGTCTAATAAATCAGGCAATTTATCTAATCTTAACCATAAATTTAATTTAATTTCATCAATATTAGTATTGTTAAAATTATTTAATTTTGTTTTATTTATTTTTATCATTTTAGTATGATTATTTTTAAAAGTTTTATGATGAGTTTTACATAATAAAATATTATTTTTATCTTCTATTTTTGGTATATTTTCAAATTCTTTTTTTAATTTATAATTAACTTCTACTTTTTTAACTTTACAATTAGTATATGAGCATTTATTAGAACTTTTTGTATCATCTATGGGATTTTCTTCAAATATATTATCAAAAACTAATTCTTTTGATACTAATTTACTATGTTTTGTGCAATAAAAATTCCCTATCACTGAACTATTTGACATTTTCTTACAATTTTTTGTTTCAATTGGTTCTATTATTACTATATCGTTTTGATTTAAGTCAATGGATGCTTTCTTTTTACTTTTACGTTTTTTAACTTCTTCAATATAACAACAAGGTTTTTCTTCATTAAATTCTTCCATTAAATTAATTATTCTCCAATCTATAATTTTTATTTTTTCAGTATCAATATTAGTTAATGAATTTTTATCTTTTTTTTTATCATCCTTTTTTTTATCATCTTTGTCATTATCATCTTTATCATTATCATTATCATCTTTTTTTTCTTCTTTTTTATTTTTTTTTACACTTTCTTTAGATTTATTTAAATTTTCTAAATATTCATTATCAACATCTAATACAATCATAGCAAGATTCTTAACACCCACATCAAATGAAAGAATTTTCATTTATTTATAGAAAATATTTATTCTTAAAATTTTATATTAAGTAAAATATTAAGAAATTAAAAAATATAAAAGTATAAAAAATATTTTAAATATTTAAAATAAAAATAAAATTTGTTGAGTATATAAGAACTTAAAAATGCGTATATATTATATTTTAATATTCTGTAGTATATTTAAAAATGGACGAAATAGATATTGAAAGAAATGCATATAGAGATGATGATTTTGAGAATGCAAACTTTGAAAATACACAATTAAATGGATTAGGTGAAGAATTTTTTATTAATGAAAATAGAAAAAAATCAGGAGGTGGAAGTAGTGATAACGAACAACACAATACACAACAAAATAATTTTAATGATTTTGATGAATATCCACAAAACTTTTCAGATAACGAAAATGATAAAATGGTTTCTCCACAAATCCCAAGATCACCAGTTCATCCTAATGTAAATGAAAATTTATATAATGACGAACCACAACAAAATTATAGAGAACCACAGAGAGAATATATATCACAAGAAGAAGAATTACAACAAAAAAAACAGTTATTATATCAATTTGAAAGATTAGAAAAAAAGGGAGTTCCAGTTAGAAAATTTAACTTAAATAGCGATTTAAATGAAATGAAATGGGAATATGAAAGAATTAAAAACCAAAGAGATACTGATAGTGCTATTAAAACATATCGCAAGGGTTTAGTTGTCTTTACCAATATTGTAGAAATATTAAATTCCAAGTTTGATCCTTTTGATGTTAAGTTGGATGGTTGGTCTGAAAGTGTTTATGATGATGTAGAAGAATATGATGATGTTTTTGAAGAATTACATGATAAATATCGAGGTAAAGTAAAAATTGCTCCTGAATTGAGACTATTGGGTCTATTAGCAGGAAGTGGTTTTATGTTCCATTTCCAACAAGCTTCATTAAAAAACTCAAAAATACCAGGTGCAGACGAAATATTAAAAAGTGATCCTGAATTAATGAAACAATTCCAAAAAGCTGCAGCTAACAGCGATGGATTTAAAAATGCACAACAAGAATCAGCTGCTTCCAATCCTATGATGAATATGATGAGTGGATTATTAGGTGGAGGTGGTGGCGGCGGCTTAGGTGGATTAATGGGAGGTTTAATGGGTGGAGGAGGTGGAAATAAAGGTGGAATGGAACCATTTTCACAAGCAGCACCTAGTGAAGACCCAAGAGAAGTTAAGAGACCTAATATGGAACCACCA